CACCACGACTTCGTACGCTCCCTGCTACAAGCTGAGGCAAAGGGCGTCGCTGCCAACCTCGCCATGATCAAACGCGCTGCCCAGGGCATCCCCGCCCAGCCAGACCGCGAGGAACCATGTGACAGCTGTAGCAGTACGGGGCAGAACGCTCTGGGCAAGACGTGCCGCGCGTGTGGGGGTGCGGGCACGCAGAAGGTTCGAGGGCTGAAGGGTGTGCCCCCTGACGCCAAGGCGGCGCAGTGGATGCTGGAGCGTCGGCACCGCGAGGCGTACGGCAAGAGTGTGACAGAGCTACAGATCACGGACGGGAACACGATGCACCGCAGCCCCGAGGAGATCGAGGCGTTGCGTGCAGAGCTGCTGGAGCGGCTGGAGCGCGAGGCTCCCCAGCTGCTGAGCGCACCACAGGAGGACAGTGATGACGAGTGACAGGGACAGGGCTGAGCAGCTGGAGCAGGTGGCGGACATGCTGGGGGAGCTGGGGGTGCTGTGACTCACCGGCAGCTGGTGCGGGGCGGGGTGGACGTTGCCAAGCTGAGCAAGGGCACCCGCGCCATGCTGGACGCTCTGGCTGAGCTGGAGGCGCTGAACCCCCTGGCGCGGTACTGGCTGGACCCAGCTGGTGCGGGTGGCATGTCCCCAGGGCAGCACCGGTTCCACGTGGACCCCGCACGCCAGCGGTTCCTGCGGTGCGCGAACAAGGTGGGCAAGACGTACGCGCTCAGCGCTGAGGTGTGGGCGTTCCTGCTGGGTCAGCACCCGTTCAGGCGCGAGCCCCAGCCCCCGCTCACGGTGCTGTACGTGGTGAGCGACCTGGACAGCAGCTACGCGGACGACGTGTGCAAGCGGCTCAGGGAGCTGGAGCCGCACGGGGTGCTGCACCCCAGCTGCTCGTACGACGCTGTGCGGGGGTACTACGTCAGGGGGCGGCGGGGCATCCTGCTGGGCAACGGGTCGCAGGTGATCTTTCGGTCGGGTCAGCAGGACGGTGGAGCGCTCGCGGGGATCAGCGCTGACGTGGTGGTGATCAACGAGCCGCCCAAGCGAGCCCGCTGGGGCGAGATCATGCGCGCGGCGGCTGAGAGCAATGCCCCCGTGATCATGGGCTTCACCCCGATCGATCAGCGTGGCAGCTCGGTGCTGGACTCCCTGGGGTGGCTGCGCGGTCTGGTGGAGGCGAGCGACAGCCAGTGGAGTCAGACGGTGATCCGGCTCACGCTCGAGGAGGTGCCCCACCGCAGCGCTGAGGACATCGCTGCCCAGGTGGCGGACGTGCCCCCGTGGGAGCGCCCCCAGCGCGTGGACGGGGCGTGGGAGGGCGTCAGCATCGATCGGCTGTTTGAGGGATTCGTGGACCAGCACGTGCGGGAGGGGGGTTGCGTGGTGGGCGCTGGCGATCTGCCTGAGCACGAGGTGCACGTGGGGATCGCTCTGGACCACGGTGAGAGCCCAGGCAACGAGGTGTGTCTGCTGTATCTGTACTGGCGCGACGAGGGGGACAGACGGCAGCGGGTGATGGTGCTGGACGAGTACGTGAGCAAGGGGCGTACCACGGTGGCGATGGATGCCCAGGCAGTGGCGGACATGCTACAGCGGTACGGGCTGGGCGTGCTACACGTGGATCGTGCGCATGGCGACGTGAACACCATGGGGAAGTCACAGCTGAGCACGGTGAACGAGGCGCTAGCTGAGGCGTTCGCTGACCTGGAGCGGGTGCCCAGGGAGCAGGCGCCGATCACGATCCTGCGGCCACGCAAGGGCCCAGGGAGTGTGATGTACGGGTGCCGCGTGCTGAACCACGCGTTTCTGCAGGGGCGGCTGGTGGTGCACGAGCGGTGCGGGGTGCTGATACACGCTCTGCGCAACTGGCAGGGCGGGAAGTCGGGTGTAGACGGTGACCTATCGCATACGATCGATGCTCTGCGGTACGGGTGCGTGGAGCTGCTGGACATCGTGGACCGGAGCACACCCGAGATCATGGTGAGCTGAGGAGGCGAAGGATGACGACAGGCAGCGCGATTGCGTGGACGGATCACACGTGGAACCCCTGGCAGGGCTGCACCCGCACGGGGTTCGAGGGGTGCAGGCACTGCTACATGTACCGTGAGAAACGGCGGTGGGGGCAGGAGCCTAGCGAGGTGGTGCGTAGCAGCTCCAGCACGTTCAGAAAGCCCCTGAGCCCGCGGTGGGAGGCTGGCAGCATGGTGTTCACCAGCAGCTGGACGGACTTCTGCCACCGTGCTGCGGACCCCTGGCGCGAGGAGGCGCGGGGGATCATGGAGCAGCGCACGGATCTGGTGTTCCAGGTGCTGACCAAGCGGGGCGGTAGGCTGGACCTGTGCCTGCCCCCCGAGTGGCTGGAGCGAAACCCCCATGTGTGGGTGGGGCACAGCGCGAGCACGCAGGAGGAGCTGGATCTGGCCGTGCGGTACCTGGAGAGCAGCAGGGCGCGGTGCGTGTTCCTGAGCCTGGAGCCCCTGCTGGAGCGGGTGGACGTGGGGATCGCTCTGGAGCGCCTGCAGCGAGGCGGGCGTGAGCTGTGGGTGATCGTGGGCAGTGAGTCAGGGCTGCACCGAAGGCACACCGCTGACGCGTGGGTGCAGGACGTGGTGGGGCGCTGTGCTGGGCGCTGCTCTGTGTTCGTGAAGCAGCTGGACAGGGAGGGTCGCCCTGTGCTGGAGGACGACCCGAGCTGGCCGAGCTGGGCGGTACAGCAGCTGCCCGTGGAGTGGCTTGCGTGGAGGTGAGACATGGGCGAGGAGCTGAAGGTGTGTCTGGACTGTACGCGGTGGTGGGGTGGCCCGCTGCCCCTGTTCGGTCATGGTGGCCGCAGGCAAGCGCTGTGCAGCGCGTACGTGCTGAGCCCAGGGGCGCACGCGAGGCCGCTGCTGGGCGGTGTGAAGGCGCTGAGCCTGTGCAGGTGCCCCAGCGAGTACGAGCGGCACGGGGCGCACCAGCGGGTACTTCTGGGCGCACTGCAGGAGGTGAGACATGGGTGACGGCGGGTGGATGTTCGACGCGCTACTGAGCGAGCCAGAGCGGCTGTACGTGCTGTGGCGCAGCGGGCTGGCTGGTGGTGCTGAGGTGGACCCAGCTGGTGAGGAGCCCAGGGTGCAGGACGCTCTGGAGCAGCTGGAGGTGGGCGACGTGCTGATGGTGTACGAGTACGGCCGAGGGCGGCTGGTGCGGATCAAGCGCGGGCAGGCGGTGCCTGACAACGTAGTGGCTGGGCTGCGCAAGATCTGGCGCAGGAGGTGAGCATGGGTGCCCCGTTCGAGACCCCATCGATCGGGCTGGCCGCGTTCCTGGCGTGCAGGGGGCACAAGTACCGCGTGCGGTGGGAGGTGCCAGAGGCCAAGCAGGGGCGCGTGCTGTTCCTGTTCCAGGACACCAGCCCCGCTGATACCCTCGCGTATAGGCGCGGGGCTCTGGTGCCCGCTGAGGACTATTACAGGGAGCTGAAGCAAGCGCGCGAGGCGGTCTGGTGGCTGCAGCGCGATAGGAGGAGCTGAGCATGTACACCCCGATCGTGAGCAGCAGGGACAGCCTGAGCGATCACCCCCCGCTCCCTGGCGGTGCACCCGAGCAGGAGCAGCGGAAGCACACGCGCCTGCGGCGGCGCATCATGGAGGGCATGTGGCGGGGTGACCTGATAGACCACCTCAGCCAGCACTTCGATCAGGTGCGGCGTCACCTTGTGGGCAAGCCGGACATCAGCACGAACCTGCTGCGGAGCGTGGTGCAGCAGCTCAGCGCGCTGTACGACCAGGAGCCCCAGGTACGGCACGAGGTGGGGGAGGACGCGATCGCGGTGTTCCTGGACGCGGTGCGTGGCGCTGGGCTGTGGCAGCTGTCCATGGTGAACCAGCAGAACGTGTTGAGCCTGCGCGACGCGCTGATCCGGCCGAGCTGGAGCCCCGAGGCTGGGCTGATGTTCCGGCTCGTGACCCCCGACATGGTGTACATGGAGGCGCCCCCCGACGATCCGGATCTGCCGTGGTACGTGGTGGAGGCTCGGCAGCGCATGTACCGGGGCAAGCTGCGGTGGACGTGGGATGTGGCTGACGTGCGCGACCCGTCGAACCCCACGTTCCAGGTGCTGCTGCACGCTGGGGAGCGCTCGGGCAAGCCGATCCTGGTGGACCTGACTGAGGAGCTGCTGGGTGGGAGCATGAGCGTGGCATCGTACCCGTTCAGGTTCGCTGACGGTGGCGAGCCGTACGTGCCCTACTCGCTGTACCACGCCAAGCGCACGGGCAAGCTGGTGGACCCGTACGACGGGCGCGAGCTGGTGGATGGCACGCTCACGGTGGCGGTGCTGTGGACGTACTGGATTCACTGCGTGAGGGACAGCGCGTGGGCTCAGAAGTGGACCCTGGACGCGTTCCTGCGCGGTGGGTCGGGCCAGGAGGCTGACACGTACGCCCAGCACAGGGCGGTGAGCACGGACCCAACCATGGTGATGCAGTTCCGTAGCGACGGGCAGAACGCGGCCAGTATGGGGCAGTGGAACCCCCCGGTTGATCCTGCGACGCTGGGCAAGGCTGTGAGCGACTACGAGGGGCGCCTGGGGGTGCACTTCGACATTGGCCCGCAGGACTTCGAGCGGAGCGGGGACGCTGAGAGCGGGTACGCGATCGCTCTGAAGCGGGCCAGCGTGCGGGAGGCTCAACGCCGGTTTGCGCCTCAGTTCATGCGTGGTGACCAGCGGCTGCTGAGTATCACCGCAGCGATGCTGAACGGCGTGAAGGCATTGCCCGCTGCGGTGCCAGAGAGCGGGTACACGATCGAGTACCCAGGGCTGCCGAAGACGGCGGATGAGGTGGAGAGCGAGCTGGCCGAGGTGGAGCGTCAGGTGGCGCTCGGGCTGGCGAGCAAGGTGGACGCGTACATGATGCTGCACAGCGGGGTGGACCGCGTGGGCGCCCTGGAGGCGCTGCAGCAGATCGAGATGGAAACGAGGATGCTGGCAGCTGGTGCTGGGCCCGCGGTGGGTGCTGGTGCTGGAGCTGGTGCACAGCCCGCGGTGTGACCGCGGTACAGGGAGTGTGAGAGATGGGTGACGAGACCACGGACATGGTGCCGCGTTCGCGGCTGAACGAAGTGATCGCGCAGCGGAACGAGGCGCGGGCGAAGATCACCGCGCTGGAGGACGACCTGAACAAGGTGGGTGCCAGCGCGGTGGGGTACAAGCAGCGGGTGCAGGAGATGGGCCAGCAGCTGGAGCAGGCTCAGCAGCGGCTGGGGAGCATCGAGGATCTGGAGGGTCTGCAGGCTCGGGCCAAGTCGGCTGAGGGGCTGGAGGCCAAGGTGAAGGAGCTGGAGGGGGAGCTGGCCCAGCAGCAGGATCTCCGGCGGACGGACGCCACGATGCGCAACGTGGACGACGAGGACGCGCGTGACCTCGTGCGGCGCAAGTTCGAGGCCCAGCGCGAGGACGGCGTGGGGGACTTCGACAAGTTCTGGGGCAAGCTGCAGAAGGACGCTCCGAAGTGGCTGCAGCCGTTCCTGGGGGACGGTGCTGAGGCGCCCCAGAGCGCGCCTGACGGCGCCGAGGGCGCTGGGGCTGGTGAGGGTACCCCCGCGGCTGACGGTGGCCAGGAGGGCGCGGCTGGCACGCCCCCCACGCTGCCAGGGAACCAGGGCGCTGTGCAGACCCCCCCGGTGGCTGACGATCTGGACCCTGTGGCCATCGCGAACATGCCCCGTTCTCAGTTCCAGGAGAGCGGCATCCTGGACCAGTACAACAAGCGCTGAGGTGCGGGCGTGTCGTACAAGCGACTGGTGGGCGCCCCTCGCGGCTCTGGGCATGGGGCTGCTGGGGTGTCCACCACCCCCCGCAGGTGCATGTGCCAGCGGAGCGACAACAGCGGGCTGAGCAGCACCGTGATCAAGGCGGTGCGTGACGAGAGATCCGCCGCGTGGCGGTGCCCCAGCTGCGGCCAGATCGTGGCCACTGACGAGGAGGCGGTGCGGGGTGACCCTGTGCCGCTGCTGGAGCGTGAGCTGGCCTGGAAATACACCACCACCACCAACGGCACCGGCTGAGCGAAGGAGGACATCATGGGCGAGACCCCAGGAGAGGCAGCAGCACGCACGATGGACGCCATGGCGCGCGCTGTGGCGGACATGGAGCTGGCGCGGTGCTCGCACTGCGTGGGGCGCGGTCAGCTGGCGTACGATCCCCACCTGCACCGGGTGGTGTGCCAGGGATGCGGGTTCCCGTACGACCTGCGTGAGACGGCGCTGCTGCTGCAGGAGCCGCTGGAGGCTGGGGGCAACGCTCGGCCAGGGATGCTGTGCAGCGAGATCCCAGGGCACAGCAAGCGGCGGTGCAAGGGCGTGCTGGAGCTTCACCTGAGCCTGACGGCTGACGCGGTGCGCTGCCCGAGCTGTGGGGTGGCCTGGAGGTTCCTGTGACGTACAAGCGGCTGGTGGGAGCGGCTCCAGGGCGCTCGCCTCGCGGGCGCGTACAAGGACGTGGTGCGCCGCGCGCCCGCGAGGAGCAGGTGGGCCGGAACCGCTACACCCTGGCGGACAGGGACGCCCGTGAAGTCCATCGAGCGAGCCGGACGGAAAGAGATGGACGGAGCGGCGAGACCGGGAAGGAAGGGGGGGCGGAAAAAGTAGCTGCCCCCATTGGCCCGAGTAGCTGCCCCCATTGGCCGATCCAGTAGTGAATCGGGCGTGCTTTTTTCCCACCACAAAAAAACTAGTCGTGTTATAACCGTACATGTCAGCTGATGCTGGCGCTGCGGAGGAACCGAACATGGCAACCACGACGACCCAGACCAAGGCCACCGAGAACACTCACCGCTGCTGCGTCACCGGGAAGCGCATCGAGCGCACCGGCAAGCGTGGACGGCCGAGCGAGTACAGCAGCCCTGCCGCTCGGGAGTTCCAGAGCCGGATCAACCGCTGCGAGCAGCTGCTGGCTGAGATGGCTGCTGACGGGATGACCGAGGAGGCGGTGCGGCACCTGCGGGCCAAGCTGTTTGGCATGAGCAACATCCTGAACAACGCCGAGCGCGTGGACGGCTGACGGTGCGCGTGCTCGTCGCCTGTGAATTCTCTGGCATAGTGCGCGATGCGTTCACCGCTCGCCACGGGTGCGAGGTGGTGCCGTCGCTAATGGCGAGGTTCCACCCGATCGGGTAGTCATCCGGATTTTCCAGGATCTCCAGCGATCACGCCCGTACCACAAGCGCGCGAGTGCCGTCTAGTCCGAATCGCCGCGGGTTTGTTTCGGAGTAGACCGGCGGGCGGGACTGTGGCAGACTGCTCTCGTGCAGTCGGAACAGCAAACCATCTACCCCGTCGTCGCGCCTCGGTGCCTTTCCGGCTGCACAGCCGAGGCGCGGCGGCGTGGGGAGGTACCATGTACGAGAACATCATCGGCCGCAAGGCCATCATCCGAGCGCGGGACGCGGGGGTGCACTACGGGACGGTCGAGGCCGTCGAGGGGCGGACGGTCGTGCTCAGCGACTCCCGGCGGATCTGGCGCTGGCGGGGGGCGATGACGCTTTCCGACCTGTCGCTGACCGGTCCGGCGAAGTCGGGCGACAATTACACCCGCATCGCCCCGGCGGTGGAGCGGATCGCCGTACTCGACGCCTGCGAGATCATCCCGACCGCCGAGGCCGCGGACAAGAGGATCGCCGAGGTGTCACCGTGGAACGCGTGACGCTCGTTCCTGACGGGCACCCCGACGTGGATGCGTGGAGCGGCTCCGGCTACGGCTACGGCTCCGGCTCCGGCTCCGGCGACGGCCACGGCTACGGCGACGGCGACGGCGACGGCTACGGCTACGGCTACGGCGACGGCTACGGCTCCGGCTCCGGCTCCGGCGACGGCCACGGCTACGGCGACGGCGACGGCGACGGCTACG